AACTGTAACTTTTCAAGGAACAGGTGCTTTAACAATAGGAACTGTATAAATCTAATTTATGTCAGTTATTGATAGAGTAAAAACTCATTTTGAAACTCTTAAAACTATCACTATTGAGGTAGAGCAATGGAAAGACGAACATGGAAATGCTAGTGTATTCTATTCAGAGCCATTAACCCTTGAAGAAAAAAACATTATCTTTAAAAAGTCTAATAATTTTCAAGACTTAACTATTCTTGTTGATTTGCTTATAATGAAGTTGCAAGTAAAAAATGACAAAGGTGAAATGATTAAAGCCTTTAGTCCAGAAGATAAATTTGCTTTAAGAAAAAAAGCAGACTCTAATGTTATATCTACTATTGCCAATCAAATACTTGCTGATACTAATTACGAGGAAGCCGAAAAAAAGTAGATAGCGAACCTGAAACAAGGTCGCTTTTAGTTGTTGCAGACAGACTCCACATCACAATTCAAGAAGTTCTTGATATGCCAATTAGCCATTATAATCTTTGGTTAGCTTACTTGAAAAAAGAACAAGAACAGTATAAAACAAAACAATCGTTATCAGAAGCAAGGAATTTAAAATAATGGCAAATCAAAGACTTAATATAGACATAGTAGCAAAGGATAAATCCAAACAGGCATTAAGTAATGTTCAAAAAGGTTTAGGAAGATTAAAACAATCTGTATTTAATTTAAAAAATGCTTTTATTGGTTTAGGTCTGGACTTGTTGTTAAAGGATTTATAGATGCTGGAATACAAGTAGAAAATCTATCAGTACAATTAAAAACATTATTTGGTTCTGCAAAAGCTGGAGAAGATGCTTTAAGATCAATAACAAAATTTGCAGCTACAACTCCATTCGAACTAAAAAACATTCAACAAGGTGTAACTTCATTAGCTGTTGTTAGAAAAAATGCAGAAGAAGCTGGTTTAAGTTTTGATGACCTATTAACACTTACAGGTAACGTAGCTGCACAAATGGGTGGAGATTTTGCATTTGCATCTTTTCAAATTCAAAAAGCATTTAGTACAGGTATTGCTGCTGCTGAATCGCTTAAAGAAAGAGGTGTTGCTGGTATGGCAGGATTTAAAGCTGGTGTAAGTGTTAATGCTTTAGATACTATTAAAATAATGAATAAAGCCTTTGGAAAAGGTGGAGAGTTTGGAAATCTTATGGAAGAACTTTCTAAAACATTATTTGGAACAATCTCTAACTTAAAAGATGCTTTTTTTATATTCCAAGTAGAAGTTTCTAAAGGTTTTTTTAAAGCACTTAAAAAAAATCTAGGAGATTTAAAAAAGACAGTTGAGGAAAACAAAAAAGAAATTGACGAGTTTGGTGCTATGATTGGTACAGGATTAAGTAAAGCAATTAATGGAACAGCAAGTACTTTAAAATTTATGAAAGATAATATTGGACTATTAACAGAAGCATTTAAATTATTTATAGCATTAAAAATTGTAGCTTTTTTTCATGGTATTGCTGTCGCTATAGGAGTTGCAAATGCTGCTATGATAGGATTTAACGCAACAGTTAGAAAAAATTTATTAATAGGAAGTGCTGTTTTAGTTATCTCACAAATAAATCAAATAATTAATGGTGTAAAAAGATTAGCTAATATTGGAAAAGACCCAATAGATGCAGAAGATTTTTTAGAAGATGGTAAAAAAATGATTGAAGTTATAGATCGTTTTGGAAACAAAGTTAAAATTGTAGTAACTGATTTATCTCAAATGCAAGGTGTTGTGATAGATACCTTACCATCAATAAAAGAAGCTGAAACATCATTTGAAAAAAAATGTTAAGACACATTAAAGAAACTGTATTAAAATTTAAAGACTTGAATGAAAAATCATTAGAAGAAGCTCAGGGTAAATTTAAAAATATAAAAGAAACTATAGCTAAAGGAATGAATGAGGGTATTACAAAACTTTCAAATGGTTTTGCAAGAGCAGTATTTTTAGGAGAGAAATTATCAGATACATTTAAGAAAATGGCACAAGAGTTAGGTGTAAAAATATTAGGTGCTTTGATAGAAGTTCTTGCAAGAAAAAGTGCTGAATTATTAATAGAAAAATTAATAACTAAAGAAAAACAAAAACAACAAGCATTAACACTTACAAGTGGTGGTGGAAGTATATTTAGTGCTATTGGAAGTTTTTTTGGTGGTGGTAAAGCATCAGGTGGTGCAGTATCAAAAGGACAACCTTATATGGTAGGAGAACAAGGTGCTGAATTATTTGTACCAAACCAATCAGGACAAATACAACAATCAGCTAGAGGTGGTAATGGTGGTTCAACTAATGTTAATTTTACAATTAATACAGTAGATGCTTCTGGCTTTGAAGAATTGTTAGTTAGATCAAGAGGAACTATAACTCAATTAATTAATAGTGCTGTAAATGAAAGAGGGAGTAAAAACTTAATCTAATGTCTGGTGCTTTTCCTATATCAACTGCTAAATTTGGAACTTTAGGAATAAAGTCAATTCAAAATACTATTATCTCAAAAACTGTTTCAGGTAAGAAACTTGCAAGACAAATAGACAATCAAAGATGGGCATTTT